GGATTTTTATCCTCATGCTCGGAATTAAGACAGCTAATTTCAAAATCAGCTCCTTTTGGTATGAAAGAAATCTTTCTATCTTGTAATAAATCTGCTACATTCACCAGCTAGGATGCTCGTCTTCTTCTCCATATCTTTTATCGGCTTCCGGTTCAGGTTCGGGGTCATCTTTCGATTCATCTTCCCCGTAATGACCCCGGTCACGATTTCCGTCTCCATTTAACTCTGTCATATCTTGCTGTATTTCTCTATAATTTATTTCTTGCGTATTTTTTAGTCCCAAAATTTAGTCTCCTCAGGAATCATTCTAGGGGTACAATAAGCCGAGATTTTATACTGGCGAGAGTAATACCTGCCTGGGGTATAATAGCCCCGTTCAATTTTATTAGCAAAAAAGTTACATCTATTGATATTTCTGAAGTACATATTAGCTGTAGGTTCAGGCTCGCCATTCACTATTACGATTAATAAGAATGCCATTAACATACTTTACCTACTCTTCTCTTTTACAGCCATAAGGCTTCCACAAAGTTAGATATATTATACTACACATAAGGATAAAAGTCAAGAAATATTTTTAGATGTCGTCTATTTCTTCACCCGTTTTTAAGTCGTTGTCTGCACTTTCTTTCGGGTTTAACGCGGTATCTGGTCCTATCTTTAAAGTCTCCCAGTTCATTGTTGAAGTAAAATGACGCATAGCGGCTGCCCTCATTTTTACACAGTTAAAGGTCATACAACCATCTTTCTGTGACCAAGGTTCCATACTATATGCAGCATCTGCCGCATCTAATATGCCCTTTGCAAATCGAGCTTCACCGCTAGCGTCAGTTTGGTACGGCGCAAATACTGGGGTTTCGTATTCTTGAGCCATACTCTTGAGTGCTTTACTAACTTCTATCTGCTCTGTCCAATCATACTGCCCACTTCTAGAAGGCATACTGGAACGTTTAACTTGATTAATGTAGTCGACAATAATGACGCCCACATCCATTTTTCCTTTTATTTTCTTATCAAGTTCGGCTCTGATCTTAGCGATAGTAAGAGAGGGGTCATAAATTACATCCAGCTGTTGAGTCGGGAGAAGCTCACAGCCCGTCTTTAATTTATCATGAAGTTTTTCAAAGTCTCGATGTGTTCGATACTCAGTCAACTTGTCTTGACTATCTTGATATCGGTTAGCCCACCAGGTTGCTACCTTTTCCCATTCAGGTATACTAAGATTTTTACTCTTTAACCTAGAGAATGGAATCTCGGTAGCTATCGCACAGCACCGTTGCAGTATTGCACGGCTATCCATTTCAATAGTGAAATAAATAGCTGATTTCCCAGAAGCATATACATTGTTAGCAATGTTAGCACAAGTAATGGATTTCCCTGCCCCACGGCGACCACCAACCAAAATCAAATCTCGGGGGGAGAATGAGATTTCAAAGTCGTGGTCAGTATTTAAGCCTAAAGGCAGGTACTTTCCAATTTCGTCATCTGACTCAAACAGAGGAATACGTTGCATACTCTCCTGTGGGTCTTGAAGCTCAACTTTGTCTTGAACATCAAGAACAATTTGATGCAGATGACCAACAGATTCTTCTGCGTCTTCAAAAGACATAGAATTATCTACATAATCCTCAAGCGAGTTAAGGATCTCTCTTTGAGTGTACTCATTTTTAAGATACTGAAGCAACATATATGCATCAGCGTCTACGTCCACGGAGCTTACTGCGAACAGTAATTCCCTGGTCGAACTATCTCGTAGTTCGTATTTGAGATCCTCAAAGGTCGGGAGCTTATGGAACTTCTCGCAGTGTTTATCTATTTCTGTGAATAGCCTATGGTACTCCGAAGGCAAGTATTGTTTTCGTACAGACGCCCAAGATTCAAAATCTTGCAGCTCTAGTACCTGCTTCAAAAAAGCACTTGCTAAGTTCAATGAGTCCCCCGATAAGAATATAGCCGCAGTGACCCCTCACCACGGCTATACCGAAAAATTACTACTTACGAGGCAGCGGCTTTTTCTTTCTTTGCAGCACCATCATAATCTGATGCAGTCAGACCACGACGAGTCAACATGGTTTTAACGCCACGTGCAGTTTTACCAATTGTTTCAGCAATTGCTTCAACTGTCATGTCGGAAACGTCACCAAGTTCTGCAAGAGGATCTTCCTTCGCAGAGCTCTTCGTGTGCTCCTGACGGGGGATTCCGTCGATATCGCCTGAACGCAGAAGGCTCATAGCCTTACCACGTACGCTATTGACAGACTTGCCAAGAGCTTCAGCGATGGCTTCTACAAAAGCACCATCGTTAACCATTGTAACGAAAGTATCTTCTTCTTCAGGAGTATAAGTCCTTACAGTTTCAACCTTAGGTGCGGGTTTAACATGGTCAGTAAGTTCCATGGAGAGGATTTTACCTTGAATAGATTTTGCACTAAATGCGCCATCTTCAAAGTGTCCTGCGATTTCCGCGTAAGTATACTCGCCGCTATTGTCTGTGACAAAAGCAGAAAGAGTTGCTTCCTGAGAAGCAGTAAACTTGCTAGTAGCTTTGGAAGAGGCAAGCTCTACGTCAAAGCCCATCTTTCGCAGTTTGCTAGAAACTGACCGTGTAGTAGTTTCAAGCTGCTCTGCTGCTTCTGCAACAGTAGCTTGAGATACTGGGGATTCATCACCGACAAAATTAGTGAGCTCGTCGGTACGCTCATCTGTCCACTTAGGCAGGGTTGCCATTTGATTCTCCTATAAAATCTAGTAGATTAGTTATAATTTTAATGCCCTTTTGTTGGGCTTGTCTTGTCTTTGCAGACTCAATACCGGATTCATTTACTAAAATGGATACATCCTTGGTAAGACTGTTTTTTACTGTATAACCTTTTCGGGTTAAAACATCTTCTGCTTCTGCTTTAGTCTTAAAACTTGTAAGTTTACCACTAATACAGATTGTTCCTCTGCTATATCTCACAGTCTGTCTCTCTTCAAATTTCCAATTTAAAGGTAAATCCTGTAAAAAAGGAATAAACTCTAAGTTATACCACTCCATTAAGTTTTCGGTTGCCTTTGGCCCTAGTCCTGCCTTTTGACACTTATCAGCTCTTAGTTCAAATATATATGTAAGATACTTTGATAGTTTCTCAGTTGCAGACTTTCCGATCAAAGGTATACTGAAAGCCGGTAATACCGCATTCATAGGTGCGGCTTTTGAGTTTTGAAGTTCCACATAGAGCTTCTCACCCAACTTTTCAGAGGAAAGCCTTTCTATAATCATCTCTTCAGTTAAATCATATAACTCATAAAGATTTTCTACTTCCAACTTTTCTATTGTACGAGGGCCAAGTCCTTTAATCTTTAAGGTCTTTCCCCAATGTTCAAGCCGTTTGGATACCTTTGCACCGCATAAGTCGTTATTACAGTAAAGTAAGTCAGACCGCCATTCCAAAATCGAGTCACATGAAGGACACAATTCTGGAGCGTTTATAGCTTGCATAGATATTCCTCTAAATTTGAAAGTATATTATATTTTAATTCAGGTTTATTGTCAAGATTTATTTTTCGTCAAGTCGTCGTACAACACGAGGGATAATTTCCCCACTTCTTATTACCTCAACTCTACACCCAATTTCTAAATTTAGGTCATTGATATACTGGATATTATGTAGCGTGGCTCTTGATACGTTAGCTCCATCAATTTCCACAGGGTCGAGCACAGCTACGGGGCTAACAACGCCTGACTTCCCGACTTGCCACACAACATCTAGTAATGTAGTCTCTACTCCTTCTTTTTGAATTTTAAAGGCAATAGAGCCTCTAGGGTGATGAGCAGTATTTCCTTGATTAGTCCACTCGACTAGATTGTTTACTCGGTAAACTTCTCCGTCTGTCGGGTAAACTTTTCGAAGACCCCCATCCATCACGGTTTTAAAACCTTCCCTAGATAAAGTACCCATTAGATGTGTCCAAGTATTTGAATTTACAGTATGCTTATTACACTTGAGATCATATGCTATAAAGCATAAATCTTCACATCTTTCTTTGAAAGATTCAATATCTTTCAGGTTAAGCGACCCCGCTGCATAGTTGCGAGCATTAGCGAAAACCTTGGGTACTACTACTTCCCCATCTATCTGTATTGTTTTAGCAATACAGATTTCCTCAGGAACGAGAAACTTAGCTTTTTCGGTTATATCAATGCCGGTTATACCATTACCTCTAGTTGCGGCCTGTATTAACTTGCCGTTTTTATATTGGAGAGATATAGC